CTCTTGTGCGCACGCGCTTCGAAGCTCTTGCCACTTCCTGCGGGACACAGCGCGTATCGCGGCTGCACTCCCCAAGTGGGCGGGCGGACCAGCCTCACGCACCTGTTCACGTCCTCTATCCACGTTTCCATTTTCTTGACGTGTTCTCTCCTTGCCACCCTTATCTCGTCGTTGGTCGACTCCGGCTCCACGTTCGCCTTGCCGAACATCGGTTGCATAGCCGCAGCCATGTCGCCAGTGTTCAACCCGATCGAACCAGCCGCTACTCTAGCCCCGTCAGAAGACATCTCCTTCCCGATGCTATCGCCAACGGCACCAGAGCGCGGGCGCACGTCCGGGTAAGCGGGTATCGTTCCGCTCACCATGGACGGAGAGTAACCAGGGGGGAGCAATCCCCATCCACCTACAGACTTCGGTGCTGTCATCAGCCAGCAGGGCACTCTTATGTATGAGTCCACGCCCCTCTTCTGCCTGGCCCAGTACTTCATCAGCGACCACCAAGTCTCTGCCACGGCACTCACCCTACAGCCCCGCCTCACCAACATCCAGCAGTGGGCGTCAAATGCCTCTGCCCTCGCGCGCGGGTCATACCATTCTCTCGCCTGCAGGGGCTGGCTCACCAGAGATGAGATTCCTCTTGCTGAATAGCCTCGCATCGACCCTTCTGAATATATCACGCGCAAGAACACTCCGTACTGCTTGCTGACCAACTGCTTCAACGGGTTGAGTCTGAATCCCATTGCCGTTAGAGAGGCCAGTGCTCCAGCACATGACGTCCATCTGTCCATTCTGGCTATGACATCGTCGCCCCTGATCCTGCAGGCCAGCGGCTTCATCCTTCTGAAGCCCATCATCCCCGCTACTTTCAACGCAGATCTCCAGTACACCACGTGCAGCCTGTCATTTAAGCAAGCCGTGCCACGCATGCCAGTGAACATGCCCTGTGCTATCTCGAACAATCCTACGCCAGGCACACGTACCCTCTGATTTCTCAGTGTTGATGCCAGCCATCTCGCCTCGCTGTGGTACTCTTCTTTGACCCGTCTGCAAGATGAGAATCCCACGTTGTCCATGCTAGCCTCCACAGCTCTTGCCTGTATCTCCAGGGAGTGTATTTCGTCAAAGCCGGAATGATCTGCGCACAACACATACCCCCCTCCGTTCATCAACTCATCATCTACATAGGCCTGTTCGCCCTGCTTTAATCTTCCGCACAACTCAGGTACGCGTGATTGCGTCTTCTCCATGAAGTTGAACACATACGAGGACCTTATGTAGTGCTCGATTACTGTGCCGTATATTGACCTCGCTGCCGCCCTATCGAACTTATCGCTAAACACAGCCTCACACACTTCTTCCTCGGTCATCTTCTGCAAATCATCCCAGGATATAGACTCAGCCGCTGCACGCTTCTTCAGCCTGTGCACCTTCTCTCTGGGTCTGGAGTGCCATCTCCTCAGTTTGTCGACTCTCCTGCGCCAAGTTGATTCCAGATCTCTGGCGTGCTCCGGGTTCAGGTCATCTCTGTAATAATGGCACCTCGTGTCATGTGACGTACCATAAACCAGCGTATAACTCTTCCCGATGATATCAGCCCCGGGTAGTCCAGCAATGGACCCCTTAGCAGACGCGGTCGGGCACACCCTTGCTCTTCTGCCCTGCGGCGGTCGCTTTACCTTCGCCAACACGTCGCCGTAATCCCCGATTTTCCAGCCCTCGGGCGCGGCACTGCCGTCCTTCGGCGGTTCAGGCTCCTCGTCCTTCACGCCGATCGTGACCTTTATGCCACCGCCAGATCCTCCGGCCATCCACTCTTGCCTTCTGTCGAAGTACTGGCGCGGCGTCTCGTCCAGAGGCCGCATTGGTGCGCAATCTCTCGCCATCTCAGAGAACACTTCCTTCTGCAACTTGTCCCAGCCACCTTTGCTCCACTCGCCTTTGTCGTCGGGCGCCCTGATGTCAGGTCCATTCTCCGGGTTGATCCTCATATCGTAATCCTTCTCCCAGTCGAATTTCCAGCCTGCTCTTCCCGTGAACTCGTGAAGGTACGCCGCCCCAGCCAATTCCTCCAGTCCGATCTTCACGTATTCGCCTCCGTGCTTTCTGAAGAACAGCGTGCGCTGCATGGTGGACGTGAACGCCTTCATGGAATCTCTGAACCCTATTCTCCCCAACTGAAGCACTCCGTACTTAAGCAAATGCGGCGCTATACTCGTCGAGCAGGGCACCAACACGCACCACAGCGTCCAACACGTCAACATCGATCTTGTCACCGACATCCCGGCCTGCAGGAAAGCCTCTTCGACGCACCTCACTCTCAGATCAGTCCTGTCCTGACCGCACTCCTTCGCCATGATAGTGAGCGCTGACCCTAGGTCCATCATCGAGTGAGTCGCGTCCTGGTCGTTGAAATGCTCGAATGACTTCACGAGCTTGGCCCAGCCCGACCTTTTCAGCGACATGCTCTTGAAACACTGTCTCACCACTCTGTGCTGAGCCCTTCTCTTTTCCCTGGGGATAGCCCTCAACACGCTCATCGCCTTCGGCCACCACCTCTCACAGGTCGCTGCCTCGCCTGTCATGTCAGCCCAGGGCGCAAACCAGTCCCGTGCTCGCTCCCACTGCGCATCTGACACTATACCGTTCAGGTATTCCTCCTCGAGCCTTGACATGTCCGCAATGGTTATAGGCGGCTTGACCCCGTCCCAGTCTCTGCACCGCACCACTGTTGGCTTCGGTGTCAATGGCCTTATACCTGGGGGGAGCGCTCGGCCGAACGCTTCCTCCCACCTTCATGCGTCGTTCCCCGACCCGCCGCCGCCACCGCCAGGCTCTCCCGTCGCGCCGAGGGCGTCTTCCATGAACGAGAAGGAAAATCCTTCCTCTGTTCTCGGGGGGTTCAGGTCCCGCGTCGCCATGGAGCCCATGTCAAGGACCGCTCCATGCGGTTCCATCCTCTTTAGGGCCATATCAGCAGGCAGATCGCCGTTTACTGATCCTATCTCGTAACAGTGAGAATCCATGTTAGCCCAGTCTACCGCCAGTATTTCAGAAGGGAGTGTCTTGAACCCCGGGTACAGAGGATGATTCTGATATATCAACGTCGGCCGCCTGCCCAGTGCGACAGACGTTCCCATCCTTACCGACTTCCGCGACACTTCCAACTGAACGGCCCTCAGTGGGTTGGGCACGGACATGGCCAGGTTCAACTCCACAAACTGGTCTTCCTTGAGAAACATGTCGTTCGCCTTGAACGTGGTTGTCGTTAACATTGTCATCAGTCGGCGAAGGTTTCCTGTCGGCGTCATCTCGTATTCCATGTTCTCAACAACGCCCCCACTGGCCGAAGCCTCGAAGAAAAACGGCAATTTATCCTCCTTGAGGTATCCTATTACCGCCATGGCGCCCACGGACATCGGGACGGAGTTTGCGCCGGCCACCATCGAATACCTGAATCCCGGACCATTGCCGACAGGCGGCGCCATGCATCTCGGACTACCAAAGCACAACTTCTCCAGCCTAGTCGAGTGGGGCACCCCGAACACCTTGCTCATTATCCCGTTCGCGAGCCTGAACATCATCGGCGAGTAGGAGTCCCTCGTCCCGTAAAACGAATGCACTGCAGCTCTTACGTTTGGGGGAGGCGCCCTGTTCTCCAGCACTGTGTCTATCTGTCTCCCCGTCAACGACGATACGTGTAACGCCCTCTCGAACGAAAACACCCTCGTAACCACAGTCATATGTAACGCGCGTCTGTGATCTATCGTCGGCAGGTTGATCAACTTCGCCGTTCTCGTCGTGCCGAAGCCGTTTGGCCCGGCCAAGTAT